AATATATCATATGATATTACAGGTGTTTATGAAGACGCATAAATATAATAATACTATACAGAGTATTACGGCGAGGAACGAGCCGACGGTAGTACAGTGAGCGGAACGCGAACAACAGTCATAGCGGCGGAAGCCGGTAACTCTCAGTTTATGAGAGTTATTCTCAAGTTTGAGCGAAGCGAAAGTTTGAGACTCTATCACTTTAATTTTATCAAAATCTAATAAAATTAAGGTATTAAGTATATAGGGCTGCCAATGTGCCAATTGTGCCAGTCCTGCTATAGAATATATATATAGTTACTTTAGTATTCGTTTTTTAGCTAGTGTTACAGATTCTTTAGAATCGCCTAAAAAACGGTCTAACTTGTTGGTCGCTTTGTTGATGGTCCATATTCTCCATCTATCAGAAGACAATAAGGTAGTATCTGGTAAATGGTTCGTAAACACCCATATACGCGGTGAGTCTATCCACCATACCTTCGCGTGGTGTCTGGTATCGGTTAATTTACCTTTCTTTATTTGTTCAATGGCTGAGTAAATGCCATATAATGATTCTTTATTCATGGCTCTCGGAAGGTCTACAAATAATAATTTGGGATCACGAATTTCGTTATCCATACAATGGTTACATACATATTGTATTAACTCTTTGCAGTCGTTTATAGGCGGGCAATCTATACCATTGTATAGTATCTCGCCTAACGCTGCTACAGTTGATTTGCCATTATTACCTGTTATGTCATATATGCAATCAATCACTCTATCTTGGAATACGTTTCTGGATTCTAATATATCTGCTTGCCATTCATACAATTTAAGATTTCGAAATTGTTTAGGTAAGTATATCTCTTTATCACTATCTTTAAAGGGACCTTCTACCCGTGTGTCCTCTTTAAGTACATAAAACAAATTTGTTTTATTCTCTTCACTTGTTGCGCTCCAATGGATGCCTTTACAAAAATCGGGTCCCTTATGTGCTTTAGCTTTAAGTGACACTCTTCCCTGGTAATGTAAATAGTTGGACTTCTTCCCCTTTTCAATTTGGAATGCCCACTTTTTACACCAGGTTTTAAGTTCTTGCACTAGAACGTCTTTATCTATTCTTTTTTGAGGAATAGTAAAGTCCCATACACAAATAGCATTTGTTGTCATAAATAATATTGCTATAGAAAATTTATTTTCTATATCAATCGTATAAGAATGGTTTATCGTAGAAGCACTAGAGCGCCTGCTAAAAAGGCAACTGCGCGCAAAATGGTTAAAAAGGTTATGAAGAAAAGGGCACCTGTCTCTAATAAGCTTAAAAGTTACGTAAAAAGGGTTATAGCTAGTAATGTTGAAAACAAAATAGCTTTACCTGTAACAACTATTAATGATAACATTAATAATATGCATTCCGCCGCTTTCGGTACTGTCATTGAATTATCCGATGTATGGGAAATTGCCCAAGGCACTGGACAAGGCAATAGAATCGGAAATACTATTAAGCCTGTAAAATGGAATTTTAAGGGTTTTATATCGCTTGATCAAACAGGCGGAGGGATTACATTGCCCGCCATCGTTAAAATGTATGTAATAAAATATAAAAATGGGTATCAAGCACCAAGCGGCACTGCCGCTCCTACTGACTTTTACCAAAATGGCAGTACATCATCGGCGCCACTCGGTAATTTTCTCGATATTATGAGGGCTGTTAATGATGATGTATACACTGTATACACTACAAGAACATTTAAAGTTGGTCCTGCTAACTTTTCATATGGTACTGGTGCCTCTGGTGCCATTAATAATAATGATTTTAAAAGTGTTATACCTTTCAATATTAATTTAATGAAATATCAATCACATAAAATTAAATACTTTGATACTACAAACACACCTACTAACAGTGGTTTACACGTTGTATTTGCAGTTGCACCTGCTGACGGTAGTCAGTCAAACGGAGGTACTAACGTAAACCTCCCCAATATATCATATGATATTACAGGTGTTTATGAAGACGCATAAATATAATAATACT